GCTCAGGGGAGACGGACGCCGAGAACAAGGCGAAGCAGGCACAACAGCAGGCCGAGGAGCAGCAGCGCATAGCTAACGGCCAGGCCGCCGAGGTAGCGAAGGAGCAGCGTACGACCATAGACACGCTGCAAGCCGACGTGAAGGCGAAGGACGAGACCATCGAGCGCCTCTCCAAGCACGTCAACGCGCAGATAGACGCGGCCATCCAGAACGTGCCCGCCGTGCTGCGGGAGTTCGACCCCGGCGCGGAGCGGCTCGCCGACCGCATGGAGTGGTACGAGAAGCTCCTCAAGCACCCCGAAGTGGTGAATGGCGGGGGCTTCCGACCCGGCACCGGCTACGTGCCCTCTCCGGGCGGCAATTCGGGCCAGAGCCTGGCGCAGCAGCATATCAATCGGACCTACGCGCAGCCCCAACAGCAGGGCCAGCAGAACAGGTAGCAAGCAATTAGAGGCGGGTGGCTACGGGCCCCTCGCCACTCCACAAGGAGCAATCGATATGGCTCGAATGACAGCACAGACCAACACCCTCACCGGCCCATCCTGGGCGGGGGACTACTTCAACCGCGAGCACCTCCTGCCGGGGGGCGCGAAAGTCGTGGCCTCTGAGTTCAACCCGACGGATGCGGTTGTGGTCACTACCACGGCCCCGGCAGCGGCGGACGCGACCTCTATTGCGGTTGCGGCCCTATCTGGGGCAATCCCGTCGGGCACCATGCTCTACTTCGGCGAGAGCAAGGAGTTCGCCATGCTGACCGCGGCTGCGGCTGCCGGCGCTACCTCCATCACCGTCCAGGCTCTCCCCTCGGCCATCGAGTCGGGCGACTCGGCGACCTACGCAGGCGCGGGCAACACACCCAAGACCATCGTGTCGGGCACGCTGCTAGGGCGCACCTTCGCCGAGCGCGACGCGGGCACCAACTTTGGCCCCGCGGCGGACGCCGACGACGAGGTGTACATCGTGGCCTTCGACGTGTACGACGCGGCGATCAACAACGACGTGGACCTGTACCGCTACGGCGGCATCGTCAAGGAGAACCAGCTCCCTCAGTGGTTGACGATGTCCGCAGCGCTGAAGGCCAAGATCCGCGCCAACTACCAGACCACCAAGGGCGTCGCGTAAGCGGCATCCCATCCGTATTGCCTGACGTGAATGAGCGTCCCCGCTCGCCGGGGTCAAGGAGTAGCAAGCAATGGCCGATATAGGAACCCTTATCCAGAATATCGAGCGCGACGGTACTGTCCGTACCATCATGCGCAACCCCCGCGCGCAGTTCGGGACGGCTGCGCGGCCTCTGTTGGGAGCTACCCTGCTCCCGGAGGTTGAAGTCCCTGAGAACGCCTACCGTGAGGAGGCGATACGCCTTCGCACCATCATAGCCAACGCAGGCACCCGCTACGGCCCGGCCCAGAAGAAGGGCGGCGACCTGGTTGCTTCCTTCCTGGTCGAGTTGTCGCACTCCGACATAGCCCGCGAGCTTACGTCCCGCGACTTTGACGCCCTGCGCCGGCTGGTGGGGGCCTCGGACGTGGAGGCGATGGCGCGCCTCATCGACTTCATGGACCGGGTGAACCTCGGCCTCGTGGAGCTGAACGAGGTCATGCGTTGGCAGGCTATCGCTTCGGCAGCTGTAACCCTCACGGGAGACAACGGCTATTCCGAGACGGTGTCATATGCCAATCCTTCCGGGCACCGAGCCAACGCCGCCGGCACCTGGTCCTCGGACGCCTACGACCCATTCGACGGCGACATCTTCCCCAGGATGGACCTTCTGGCCTCGAAGGGCTACCAGGTCAACCGCATCATCTCCTCGCGCAACGTCGTCTCCATCCTGGGTGGAAACGACAAGGTGAAGGCGCGCACGGGCGTGGCGACCATCAACGCGTCGGGGCAGATCACCTCAGTGGCGGGGCGGGCTTCCCTCACCGCCATCAACGATGCGCTCCAGCGTGACGGTCTGCCTCCTATCGAGATGTACGACCTCCTCTATCGCAACCAGACCGGCACAGCCCGCTTCCTCGCCTCCAACGTCTTCGTGATGGTGGCCACCACCGGCCAGGATGCGACCGTGGACCAGGGCGACAGCCAGCGCATCCTGAACGACACCCTTGGCTACATGGCTATCGGCACCCCCGCCGGCCAGGACACTCCGGGTCGCGCGATGTACATGCAGGCATTCCGCAACAAGCCCCCACGGGTGGAAGCGGAAGCGTGGCAGGCATCGTTGCCCGTCGTCACCGAGCCGGAAGCGATCGCAGTGATCGCGGCCATAGCCTGATCAGTTAGTAGCGGCTGTCTCGTGCAGCCAGTGGCACTGGGGCGGCTACGGCCGCGCCACGAACGAACACAACAAAGGAGACACAGACAATGGGCAAAGTAAAAGTACCTCAGACGACAACCGTCGGTGACCGCGTCTACTTCGCGGGCGAGGTGGACGTTCCTGAGAAGGAAGCGGGCGCTCTAAAGGATGCGCTGGCCGCGCCCCAGCCGGAGCAGCCCGAACCGACGCCGGTCCCCATCCCGCCCGGTGACCAGCCCGCCACGTCCAAGACCCGCAAAAGCGGCGCCAAGGGCGACGAGCAGGAAGACGAGGAGTAAGGCGCACTGATGGGCCACACCCGTACCTCCCTCCTTGAATACGCCGCCGAGGTCTACGAGGAACTTGCCGACCTTGCCGATGTCGATGCAACGGACACGGTTGGCGGTCACAAGATACCCCTCGACCAGGCCCTCTCGGCGTTGGGGAGGGAGACTGGCGCTTACTCCAATGGCATAGTGGCCGACGACTACGACGATGCTGCCATCGCACTCCTCGACTACTACGAGCTGCTGCGCTTCTCGAAGAAGCTCTCCACCAAGCGTGACGCGGATGTGTCGGGCGCGGGCGGGGTGGCCTTCAAGAAGCGCACTGAGCGGGTACAGCTGAGGGAGGACCTGGCCGACGCCAAAGAGCGGTGCGAGGCCCACGGCTTCTCTGTATCGGGCGCTGGGTTCAAGTCCGGGGCCTTCAACCTCGACATCCTCGAACCTGCAGACGTGTGAGATTAGGCGATGCCTGACAACATCCTGACAGCCGAAGACTACACGGAGATCCGGGCGGCGGTGGCCGACACCTTTACGGACACTATCGCCGTGCAGGAGCGCGTGCGTACCAACACCAGCCAGGGCAACACCTACACCTATCCGACGCGAAGCACCGTCCAGGGCGTTGTCACCGACCTTTCGGGTCACGAGCTGGTGAGGGCGCAGCAGATCGCGGCCGCAGCGGGCGTGGAGGCCAAGTTACCGGCACTTACGCAAGTGGAGCAGAGCGACCGGCTCCTCGCCACTCACCACCAGACCGGCGCGCAGCGCAAGCTGGAGGTCGTGCACGTCTTCAAGCCCTCGCGCGAGTTCGTTCGTCGCGTGCTTTGCAAGGAGGACACGAGGCCGTGAGCGTCCAGATCCGCGTCACGAAGAACCTCCTCGCCGCCTTCAGCTCGCAGCAGCAAGTCTACGGGGAGCTGGAGAGCACGGGAGAGACCGTGGCCGATGGCTACCGTCAGAACGTGCATGTCGATACCGAGGAGTTGCTACTAAGCATCCTCTCCGAGGGCAACGGCACCGACACCGTGATGGCGGGCGCGACAGCCGAGCACGCACCTCACGAGGAGCTGGGCACGCGATACAGGGCGGGACACCCTGCCCTGGTGCCAGCGTTCAACCGGGGGACCGAAGGCCTGCCCGAACGCATAGGCGGGGCGGTCCGAAGGGCGGCAGGTGGCTCCTGATGGCACTCGACTCGAACCGCGCGGCCAAATGGTTCGTGGACACCTGCCGTGCGGACGCTACCCTGGCGACCATCCTGGGTGGGGCCGACATCTTCCGCGACCCTATCCCACGCGACGTGCCTCTCCCCGCGATAGCGGTGGGGGTGCAGGACGGGGGGCAGAGGCGAGGGGCCATAGCGAAGGGGCCGAACACGCACACCGGAACGTCGGTGACTATCCGCTCCTCGATATGGGACACCGACAACTACGTGAAGATAGAGCAGGCCGCAGACCGCCTGGATGTGCTCTTCGACGGGAGGGCTTACGAGCCTTTCGCCGACGGGTACATGTGGGCCTGCGAGCGCCTGGGAGATATACCGAGAGAGCACACCGAGGACGACATCACCTGGCTAGGGTGGGACATCCTGTGGCGGGTGACAGTCAAAGCAACCTGATAAGGGGGATCGAGTAATGGCAGAAACCAAGTATGTGATATTGGCTCCCTACGCGGGGACACTT